CTTCTAGTGAATCGACATGTTCAGTTCCAAGTGTCACATTTGCACCAAATCTTCCTAAACCTAATGGAAAAGCAATATTGAATGAAACTCAAGACGGCATCACTTTTAAGGTTGAAAAAGATAGTACTCACGATGACGTGATTGAAACATTAGAAACTAGTTCCAAGTATACAAGATTCATATCACACTTGCTTGCACATCCATCTGTAGTTGTCTTTAACAAAATAGACACTTGGTGCGACTGGCTTAGTAAGTATGGGGTTGTTGAAAAGTCACTCTTAGCTTTGGCTGTTGGAACATGTTTTAAACTTTTCCTCCCTAAATTAACAGACTTTGCCGGTTATGTTTGGCATTATATGTTCGGTGAAGATGCCGTTTTTTCACAATCTCCCTTCAAAGACACTCCATCGAAGAAGACTAGATCCGTTGCTAGAGTGATGAAAATACGACCTCAAGTTGGCGATACTCAATTTCGAGATCATGCCGATTCAATCTTGCGAAAGAATCAGCGCTCTCTTATTATGCACACTCCTAAAGGAAAGAAGTATTTTGGATGTATAACATTTTTGTTTGAGACAGTTTGTATTGTTCCTTATCACTTTGCTCAAGAAATATCATGGCAGTATAATTCCATTGACCATGAGCTTGATGGCAAAGATTATTATTTGACTTTGGATTTTCCTGATGAAAGGAAATTTTCTTTAGAAGAATTTTTGAGTGGTTTAGGTTGTGAATCTGCTGATGATGAGTTAATACAACGTGATCTTTGTCTTGTTAAGTTACCAAAAAACAGATGCCCACAAGCTCCAAACATACTTTCTAAATTTGCACGTAATAGTGCTATAGAGCAAAAAAACAGAAATGTTAGCAGTACCTTGATAATTAGAAAACCTGATACCTACGTTTTTTATTCTGTTAGTTCTACTCTCACTACAGATTTGGAAGTTGCTGAAGGTCCACTCGAGAAATACACAGTGAAAACTGCTTGGAATTATAGTAGTCCTACAAGAGCTGGGGAGTGTGGAGGATTATTGATGCTTGATAAAGCGAATGGTCATGGTCGCAGAATCATTGGCATACATGTAGCTGGTAATCCTAAGTGCAAAATTGGTTATGCTGCTGTAGTCACATATGAAATGATTGTGGCTAGTGTTAGAGTTTTTGCTGAAGATGAGACCTACGATGAACGATTTACTCCCCTTGAGTTGCAACAGGCAATTGCTCAATCTGGAACGTTTGTAGAAATGTATGAAGGCATAACACCAAATGTTTCTGAATTTGATCCTGATTCGCAAAGTGATGATAGTTTTGATTCTAGTACACATATTGGTAGTGCTTATTCATTTGATTTTAACAAGAAAGTTTATGATCCATCATGGACAGCAAAGCCAGGAACTCCTCATGAATTTGTGTCTTTACCATACCTTGGTGATCTTCAACCTACTTTGAAACCACCAACAAAGACCACTTTGCAAAAATCCCCTCTTTATAAACAAGAATTTTCAACCAAGGCACCT